AGCAAGCAGAGATGTAGGCTTAATATCAGCAGAAACACCTATTCGTGGATTAGATGTTACAGGCAAGTTTGCTGCACAGGCTAGTGAGGCTAATAAAGCAAGAATGTCTATTATTGACAGATTAGCTAAAGACCAAGATGCCGTTAATATTGCTGTTGCTAATCGAGAGACTGCTACTGCACCAATGCGGGAGGCAGCGTTTGCTGCATCAACACAAACACCACAACAAATACAGTCTGCTATCTCTTTGGTAGTTAATAAACAGATTGATGACATTTTGGTTTCTGATGTTGGCAAGCGATCTACAGTTATCAATGCTATGAACTTTGCTAAAAACTCTGTAAACAGAGCAGATACAGTTGGTTCGCTTTATGAGGTTCGCAAGGATTTACGAGCAGCAGCACAAGGTCTTTTGGATAGAGAAGGTTCTGCATATAGTCTAGCAAAAGGACAGCTAGAAAGCGTTATTAAGGCTGTAGATGATGTTATTGATTCGTCAGCACCTGGATATAAAGACTACTTAAAAGTCTATGCTCAAAGAAGTAAAAATATTGAGAAAGTAGAAGCAGCCCAAGGCTTTAGAGGTAAGGTTCTTTCTACAATTCCTGATCCTATTAATGTTGGTCAGTTTATGATTTCTCAACCTAACTTTGTAAGAGCTATCCGAGCAGCAGCAAAAGAGACAGATATGTCTCAAGTGCAAGTAAAGATACTAGAACGAGTTGGTAGAGACTTAGATTCTGGTGTTCTAAACAAATCAGGCAGAGTGCCAGGATCAGATACATTTAAAAATCTTTCTACAGCCAATGTTATCGGTGGAATCATCGGAAAACAGATGTTTGGAGAAGTACCGGCAGCAGCAAACAAGGTGGTAGCACCTCTTAATTGGCTTTACAATGGTACAGATGACCAAATCAGAGAATTACTTGTTGATTCTATGTTAGATCCTAAGTTAGCAGCAAGATTGATGTCTAAAGCATCTACAACAAACATAGAACCAATTAGTAAAGAATTACAACGGAAAGCACTAAATCTTGGGTATGGTGCTACATTCGGAATAACAGAGTAATTAAGGAAAATCATGGCATATACAAAGTATTCTCTAACCCCTGCTAATAACACAGCAACACCGCCAGATGGTGCGCCAGAGGGAATGTTGCCATCCGCAGTAAACGATACTATGCGCGATATGATGGCTCAGATCAGAGACTGCGGAGATGGTATTCGGGATGGCACATATACCATGACTGCACCTAAGATTACAGGTGGAACGATTACTGGTGCTACCATCAATAATTCTGTTATCGGTGGCACAACTACAGCAGCAGGTGCATTTACTACATTGTCTGCTACAGGCGCAACAACCTTTAGCGGAGCAACAGTAGTTTCTGGAAGCCTAACAGCTAATACTTTTTCTAGTTCTGGTGCAACTATTACTGGTGGATCTATTAGTGGTATTACCGATCTAGCAGTAGCCGATGGTGGTACAGGTGCTTCTTCTATTACATCAAATAGTGTTATTTTAGGAAATGGCTCATCTGCATTATCTGGTAATTTAGTTGCTCCAAGCACATCAGGAAATGTATTAACTTCTAATGGAACTACTTGGACATCTGTTGCAGGTGCTTACCCTTTAACTAGTGGTACTGCTGTAGATTCTACAAGTGGAACAGCAATTAGTTTTACGAGCATTCCTAGTTGGGTAAAACGCATTACTGTAATGTTTAATGGTGTTTCTACTAACGGAACAAGCATTGTTCAAATTCAAATTGGCTCAAGTTCTTATACAACAACTGGATATACTGGAAGTGGCTCACTTTTATTAAATCCAAGTACATTAGGGGTTGCAAATAATTCAACAGGTTTTTTAACTTCCTCTGCTAGTGAAGCAACTTATGTTAGACAAGGTTTTGTAGTTTTATCAAATATAACTGGAAACACTTGGGTTGCAAGTGGTGTTATTGGTCAAAGTGATTCTGCAAGGATAAATTTATGCGGTGGGGCATTATCGTTATCAGGGGTTTTAGATAGAGTTCAAGTAACCACAGTAAATGGCACAGACACATTTGATGCTGGTTCAATTAACATTCTTTACGAGTAAGCCATGAATAGAATAGAAATTAATGTGATTACTGGTCAGCGTGAAGTTATTGAATTAACTGCACAAGAAGTTGAACAAGCACAAGCAAATTACGCAGAATGGTTAGCCGCACAGCCAACTAAAGAAGAACAGATTGCACAACTGCAAGCACAAGTTGATGCCTTGAAAGCTAAATAATGGCAACAATAGATAAAAACGAGGCAGCCTTGTCTGCTCACGAGGCTGTCTGTGCTGAACGCTATACAGGTATAAATGCCAGGCTAAAACGCTTAGAACAGATCCTAATAGGTTCTGCTGGATTTATTATTGCTATTCTTCTTACTCTTGTTTTGAAATTAAATTAAGCCTATGAACTATGTCCGATCAATTTGGGTTTTTAGAGGGTGCAAAGTTATTTAGCGAAAGCGTAAAGACAGGCAAAGAGACAGGCAGAACTATTGGTGCATCTATCGAGGATGTCCAAAAAGAAGCAGCCTCTGTAGCGCAACAAAAAGCCTTAGAACGCAGAAGACAAATAAGAGAAGCAGAAGTCCTAAAAGAGCAGTATTTCAAACGAGCCATGATCCAATGGCAAAAACAAGAAGATATAAGAATAAAAGAAGAACAGGTCAAGAAAGACTTTGTAAAACATCATGGTCAAAAACGATGGTCAGAAGTAGAGACTATTAAAGCAAAGATTGAAAAACAAGAGAAGGATATAGAAAATGAATTTAGAAAAGATCTGGCAGAAGTGCGTAGAGTTATGTGGTTGTGTTATGCGGTGGCTGCTGTCGTTGCCTGGTATCTTACTTGGGGTTATAAAGGGTAAAAAATGATTACTTTATTTACCACACTTATTTCATTCCTTACTGGTGGATTACCTAGTCTATTAGGATTCTTCCAAGACAAATCAGACAAAAAACACGAATTAGAACTTGCAAGACTCCAGACCGAAAGAGAGATGGAGTTATTAGAAAAAGGTTACGCTGCACAAGCTCGTGTAGAAGAAATAAGAACAGAGCAGGTTGCTATGCAAACCCAAGTACAAGAAAGACAGTCATTGTACGCACACGACATAGAAATTGGTAAGGGTGCTGCACAATGGGTAACGAATGCTAGGGCAATGGTTAGACCAGCAATCACATATGGTTTATTCCTTATGTTTGCCTTTGTAGAAGTATTTGGATTTTGGTTTGCCTATCACAAAGATGTGCCATTCGATGTAGCTCTCAATCTCTTATGGGATGATGAGACTCAGATTATTTGGGCATCCGTTGTTTCCTTTTGGTTCGGTACACAGGCTTTCAAAAAGTGATTGATAAAAAAGTATTAGACATGATTTCCCATCACGAGGGAATTCGATTTAAACCTTACCAATGCCCTGCATTACTTTGGACTGTCGGTGTCGGTCATGTCATAGATCCTAACCATGCTAGAGTACCACTAGCAGAACGAAAGGCTTTATCCATTCCTAGTGGATGGGATAGAGTCTTAACGATGGGAGAAGTAGATGAAATTCTTGCAAAAGATTTGGCGAGGTTTGAAAGCGGAGTTCAACGATTATGTCCTAGTGGGCTTACTCCTGGTCGGTTTGGCGCACTTGTGTCTTTCGCCTTCAATGTTGGACTCGGTAATCTCCAAAATTCTACCCTTCGGATGAAACACAATAGGGGTGAGTTTGATTCTGCTGCCGAGGAGTTTCTAAAGTGGAATAAAGCCGGTGGTAAGGAATTAAAAGGACTTACAAACAGGCGCAAAGACGAAATGGCTTTGTACCTCTCATAGAATTTTTCCGTACTTAAACAAGGTGTTTTTATTTACTAAAAATGCCTTCTTGGATCGGGTGTCTCCTTTTCCAACAAATTCCACATACTGTAGCTTGCAGTCAAATATACATTTAAAGATGTGTTTGACAGGCATGATTACAAACATCTCCCCATCGTAGAAAACCCAATAATCTGCTTGTGTAGCCATTAATCCTGAGTCTTTCCCATACATCTCTATCTCTACAACGATATTGCCTGTTCTTTGGCTCATCGGGTCAAACTTTACCTCTACAGCCTTATCTATCTCTGGTATCCATATATCGTACCCCTTAAAAGCGTTTACAAGGGTCGCACAAGGGTATTTCTTGCGTAGGATAGCCAAGACCCTTTCCTCTATCTCCAAACCCCTCTGTAGGTCGTTTTGGAA